CTATACGTGCTTGATTTTGGGAGGCCTACCCCGTTTCTTCTTGGGTTGCAGCTTCTCCGTGGGATGTATATCGAGTCGTTTCAATAGCTCCTCGTACGATGGGTTGATTCTGATCAGCCTCCATCCATGGCCCGGTTCGTTGAACATCTTCGCCCTTGCCAATATCTTCATAACCTTCTTGTAGGGCATCTCCTCAAGGATCTTCGCCTTGTCAAAGGCCTGTATCATCCTGAAGGTGAGAACCGAGGAGAGGAAGTCGCAGAACTCGCTGCCGATCACGCTGTAGTCGTCATGCACACGAGTCTCGTCGAATTCAAGCGCGGACTTGTAGAACCTCATGACAATCTCGATCTCCCATCTCTTGGAGTAGGCCTTGTAGATGGTTTCCGGCTCGATGTCCATGTCGCATTCAAGGAACACCGTGCCGAATAGAGCCCTGGCCTTCTGCAGGTCTGCAAGGCAATAATCGTTCTTCTTCCTGCTTCTCTTGAGCCAGTCGGACTCTTCCTTTGCAGCCCTGTAGGCATCGCGGAACGAATAGAGCCACCTGTCATCACAGGCTTTCTCCTTCCTGTAGGTTATCCCCCCATACCCGCGCAGCTGCCCGGTGAACTCAAGCATGTGGAGTTCCGATGCAATCTTGGAGTTCCTCTTGAGTGGATTGAGGTAATGGAGATCAGGGTTGTCCCTGAAATACCTCTTCGCTGCAGACTGCGGGAAGCCCTTGTCCGCAACCACAATCCCTTTTGTTATGTGGTGCTCGGAAATGAATTCACTGTAAGCGGTTACGTCAAGCATGTTGCCAGGGAAGCATTTGGAGCACACCGGCTCCATGGCCTCGAGGTCGAAGGCGTACAGGACCGAGATGTCCCTCGTACCCTTCGTCCTGGCCTTCCTGGAGAAGTCCGAGAGGGAGTTCACCCTCGATTCATCCGACTTCAGCGTCCCGTCTATCAGCAGATGATGGTCCATCCCGACCCGGGATGCCCTGTTGCACATGAACAGCGTGATCCTTGAACATGTACGACCAAGGTCGTTCAGGAACGTGGACACGGTATTCCTTGAGAGGGCGACCCCCGGATACAGCTCGGAGAGAAAGCTCTCCTCATAGGCATCCTTCAGCTCATAGTCCTTTATCCCGCTGAAGCAGACCCTGAGCACGGCGATGCACCAGATTTTGAGCGCATCCTCCTTGCTGTAGACCTCGCAAAGCTCATCGATCATGTAGCTGAAGAGCTTCTGTGCAAGCATGACATTTGCCCAATCCTTGAGATCCACGGCAGATGCAGAGACGGGGGAAACAGCCGCTTCCTCCAGTGGAACGTACCTGCCACCGACGATGTGGCCTATGGTGGGCCCGTTGACCGGAAGCCTCCTGTCCCCGTCGCTCCTGCAGCCGATCCTTTTCCTGACGGCATAATGGTCCCGGTTCTTCCCGTATGCAATAACGATGGAATTCTTCGGCCGCTGTACGGCCAGGATCTCTTTTGGAATCGGCATGCTGGCCACCTCCCTGTATAGTCTAAATTATACAATAATTAGACTATATCCACAAGGGGAGGATAGGTCTGGATGTACCGGAATCCAAGAAATTTTCGGTCGTTTCCCTGGCAAAATGAAGAGGTTGCAGCAAAAGAGGGGGGCCTGACAGGCCCTTGCTATTGGTAAGCATGTGCTACGAGGGAAAAACAGTAGATTTTAGGCTGGTGTATAGTCTAATCGGTTGGGAAAGTTGTAATTATATCGTGTCAAGTTTGGTATCCCAGCAACTAATCTGGCTACCAAAGGCGATAGCATTACCTTCTCAACTCCAACCATTGAAGGGACAGTGCTACGCAGGAACAAATTGGATGGTCAGGGCAGACATCCTTGGAAAGCAGAAGTTAACGAGGGTGATGAAGGAGTCACACAATCAATTATTACTGGATGGTACAACGAAGTATATGAACCTTCATTTGCTGCCTCCGGTGGCACTGAAGAATAGGAGGATGTTCCATGGATAACGAACGCAGCGCAAAGATTACTATCAGTGGTCAAGAGTATGAACTTATTCTAACGACTAAGGCAACAAAAGAAATTGCAGGAAGATATGGTGGGCTTGAAAACCTTGGTGAAAAGCTCATGAAATCTGAAAACTTCGAGATGGCACTGGACGAGATTGTCTGGCTGATTACATTAATGGCTAATCAAAGTTTGCTCATTTATAACTTGCGAAATCCGAATGATAAGAAGAGTCTTCTCACGCAAGAAGAGATTGAACTTCTTACTTCACCTTTGGAGCTTGCCACATATAAAAACGCATTGATGGAAGCGATGTTTAAAGGGACCAAACGAAATATTGCATCCGAAGATGACTCAAAAAACGCACAAACCGGGTAAATGAGGAGGAGCTCTTTACCCGGCTTTTATATTACGGCACAGTCCATTTAAATCGCACTGAGGAGGAAACCTGGCTTACACCTCTTGGTCTTTTGATGGATTTATGGGAATGTCACAAACAGTTCCTTGGACTGAGCAAGCAAAAAAGGGAGATTTCCATAGATGATGTTATTCCTTATGGAATTTGACTAGAACATCCTTGACAATGGTGCGAAACCGTACTATACTAAACATAGTACGATTTCGCACTAAAATTGAGGAGGTTATCAAATGAATTATAAAGAGACTATGTCGCGATTAAATAAGTCGCTCAATAATATTGATTCAGCTTATGCGAAGATTGCAAAAAACCATGGGTTGACTTTTAACTCTTTAATGATGCTTTATTTGTTAGAGGAATCTAAAAACATTACGCAAAAACAGATATGTGACACGTTACATCTTCCGAAGTCTACTGTTCATAGCATTTTATCTGATTTTATTAAACAACAATACGTCACCCTCGTAGCTGGGAGTAACAAGAAAGAAAAATTTGTTATTTTTACTGAAGAAGGAAGAGGCTTTTTTTCTAAGATTTTCGAAGAAACCGAACGATTTGAGGAAAAGGTGCTCTCCTCATTGGGAGAAGATACCTGTTTATTTCTTATTGAAACAGCAGAAAAGCTTAGTGGTATTATCAAAGATGAAATTGCAGAAATAAGTGATAGTGAGGTGTGAAACATGGAAGTGAAAATCAAGCGATTACAGAGAAAAGATTTTGGTAAAGTTATCGACTTTGCTATCAAAGGAATGAATTTTAACAGATATGTTGATAACCCACTAGCACTTCGTTTATACGGCAGATATTTTCTGTATTTGGAATTGGAACGTGCATCACAGGTAGTTGCGGCATATATGGGAGATCAGCTTGTGGGTATTCTAATGGCTGATATGAAAAATGAACCGAAGCAGTATTCCTCTTTTTGGAGAAAACTCTATGTGAAAATGTTCAAAGCAATTATGGCGGTTGTTGTTAGAGGTGGAGCAGATATATATGACGAAGCAAACAAGGCTATGTACCAAAAATATTTAAATAGAGCTATTCCTGATGGGGAGATTTGCTTTCTTGCAGCAGATCCTACCATGCACGGTAAGGGAATCGGAACAAAACTGCTTGATGAATTAAGCAGACGAGAAAAAGGTAAACTGATTTATTTATACACAGATGATAATTGTACTTACCAATTTTACGAACACAAAGGATTTGAAAGGTCAGAAGAAAAAGAAATTAAAATGGAGCTACAAGGAAAAGCTGTATCGCTTACTTGTTTATTATATAGCAAACGATTGTGATAAGTTTTAGCACCTGAAAAATAGGTGCTTTTTTTATACTCGGAGAGATCCGGGTATTTTTTATGCCCGTTTTAGGAAGGGGGTGGTAATTTTGGCAGATAACTTTGGACTCAAAATTGGTGTTGAGGGCGAGAAGGAATTTAAAAGTGCACTTCGTGACATCAATCAGACATTTAAGGTTCTGGGATCTGAGATGAAACTGGTATCCTCACAGTTTGATAAGCAGGATAAATCTGTCCAGGCCTTAACGGCAAGAAATGAAGTTTTAAATAAGGAAATAGATGCACAAAAGAATAAAATCGGTACTTTGGAAGCTGCCCTTAAAAATGCCGCTGAATCCTTTGGTGAAAATGATAAGAGAACACAGGCTTGGCAAATCCAGCTTAATAATGCCAACGCTGATTTAAATAAGATGGAACGGGAGCTTGGTGAGAATAACAAAGCACTAAATGAAGCCAGTGAAGGTTTTGATGAAGCGGGAAATGAAGCGGATGATTTTGGTGATGAGATAAAAAAGAGTGCCAATGTTGCAGATGATGCGGGAGGAAAATTTGAGAAACTAGGTAGTATTGTCAAAGGAATCGGTGTGGCAATCGGAGCGGCTATGGCTGCCATTGGAACTGCCGCAGTTGCCGCAGGTAAAAAGCTTTATGACATGGCTAATGATGCTGCCGCAGCTGGAGATGAGATTGATAAAGCAAGTCAACGCATAGGACTTTCCAGAAAAGGCTATCAAGAGTGGGACTATGTGCTTTCGCAAAATGGTGCAAGCATATCTACTTTAGAAAATGGCATGAAAAAACTAAATAACACGGTTGATGATGCCATCAATGGTAGTACTTCTGCCACTGAGAAGTTTGAGAGACTGGGCATTTCCATGGCAGATCTTCAGGGGAAATCTCGTGAAGAAGTCTTTGAGATGACGGTAAAGGGACTGCAGGGAATCGCTGATGAAGGAGAAAAGGCTGCCATTGCCAATGACCTGCTTGGAAATGCTTCTGTGGAAATGGCAGCACTACTAAACCAAAGCGCTGATAGCACTGAGAACTTAAAGAACAAAGCCAGTGAACTGGGTCTGGTCATGAGCGATGAATCTGTGGATGCTGCGGTGAACTACACCGATGCCATGGATAACCTTACCCGCTCCTTCACCGGTGTGAAGAATAATATCACATCTCAGCTTCTTCCAGGCTTCACCATGGTCCTTGATGGCTTGACGGGACTTATCACCGGTCAAGAAGGAGCTGCAGAACAATTAAAGGAAGGGGCAAGAGAGACAGTTGAACAGATTGCTGTTATTCTTCCTCAAATATTAGAGGTGGTTACAGGACTTATTTCTGCCATTGCAGAGGTGGCTCCTGATTTAATCATTGCCCTTGTGAATGGAATTTTAGATAACTTGCCGACACTGATTGAGGCGACTACCAATATTATCATGACCATTGTGGCTGGACTCATTGAGGCACTACCACAGATTACCGAAGGTGCACTTCAACTTGTGTTAACCTTGGTAGATGGTATCATTTCAAATCTACCGGCTCTCGTGGAAGCGGCCCTAGTGATGATTGTAACCCTGGCCACCGGACTTGGAGAAGCACTACCAGAACTCATTCCTTCCATTGTGGAAGCGGTAATTCTTATTGCTACAACGCTGATTAATAACTTGGATTTGGTACTGGATGCAGCCTTTCAGATTATCAGTGGATTGGCGATGGGGATATTAAATTCCCTACCAACATTGATTCAAGCCCTGCCGCAAATCATTAATAGTATCATTACTTTCATCACAACCAATCTGCCCAAAATCATCGAGATGGGGGTAAAACTAACGGTTCAATTGGCTGCAGGGCTTATCCGTGCTATCCCTCAGTTGGTGGCACAGATTCCTCAGATTATTACTGCAATCGTTACAGGTTTAGGTAGAGCCATTCCAGCAATGATGGATGTTGGTAAGAATATCGCCCGAGGGCTATGGGATGGAATCGCTTCAATGATCAGCTGGCTTAAAAATAAAGTCAGTGATATGGTGGGCGGTATCGTCAAAGGAGTCAAAGGCGTCCTGGGTATTCGGTCACCATCTAAAGTGTTCGCTGGTATTGGTGCCAATATGGGCGAAGGTATCGGAGAAGGCTTCGAAAAAGCCATGGGGGATGTGGAGAAAGATATGCAGGGAGCTATCCCTACTGACTTTGATTTAGATTTAAACTCTCAAGTTTCAGGAAGCCTGGGTGGCTCTGAAGGGGCAGTCTTTGATGTGACCATCCCTCTTACCATTGATGGGAATATACTAACAAGAGTTATCGCCCAGCTTCAATGGAACCAGAATACCGTAACTGTTCGAAATCTTGGAGTGACAGGAAATTGATAGAGAGGAGGGAGACCCTTGATTGAAATTTACGCAGGAGCAACACTAATTCAATCCATTAAGAAAGTCATCAGTTCAAATCTGAGAGAAACCTTAGAAGGAGAATTTACGCTTTCATTTACTGTTATGGCGAAGTCTGCATTGGCTCTAAAGACAAAGCAAATTGCAAAACTGGACAATCAGTATTTTGAATTGGTACAAATCAGTAAATCAATTCAAGGGAGCCTTCCTGTCTGTTCTGTCCTTTGTGAGCATGTCTCATACCTCTTAAATCATGAGATGTATAACATCACTGACTTTGATTTCACTGGAGATCCTTCTATGGGATTGTCCCAGCTTTTATCTGGCACTCCCTTTTCAGCAGGGGTTATAGATTTCACTGAGAGTGTCACTATGAAAATCAACCAGAAGGTTTCAAGAAGGGCAGCTCTTATGCAGTACATCGCCATTCTAGGTGGTGAAATTGAGTATGATGGCTATAACATCAACATAAGAAGCCACAGGGGAAGTACTGATTATATCCCTGTGATGGGGTCCAAGAATGTGACCAACGTGGCAGTTTCTCATGATTCCAGAGAGAACGCATCCTCTTATGACATCTCTTTTTTCAAACTTATGAATCTGGCGGTGGGAGATAATGTTCACATCATCTTTAATCCGCTGGGCATTAACGTAAAAACTAGGATTATCTCTCTTGAATACAATCCTTTTTATCGGTTCAATATCCGAGTTGAGGTTGGGCGGTACAGACCGAGTATTTCTGATACATTTTATCGAATAGAAAACTCAATATCAAATGTAGGAAGCTCTGTGGATGATCTTCAAAATCAGGTCTACGATTTAGGGGTTTCTTACACAATAGTAAAGTCCTTGTCTGTGGTTGATAATACCCTGAATGTGACCTATGAAGTGGAAAAGGGTGATACCCATCAATATCATGCCGAGTACAGCTTTACCACGGATTCCAGTGGTCGAATTACCACCATCACCTTAGAGGATATTTTTTCAGAACTGTTATTAAAGGAAGTATCTTCACTGTTGGTGGATGCGGCTGCATTTGAAGTGACCTATGCCGATGGTTCAACTGGAAACTACACTTATACAACAGATGCTAGTGGAAGAATCACTGCCATTGAGAAAGCTTAAGGAGGGAGCGCATGAGCTATGATAGAAATTTTAATAACACCTTAGCCATCTGGACAGCTTTTGGTGGCAGAGGCAGTATCATTCTTCCCATTCCAACCTTAAGTTGGACGAAGAAGTACTATAACAATTTTGGCTACACACAGTATGGTAGTGAAAGGCAAATCAACGTATACGATAATGGAAATGCTCAAATAGCCGTGTATTATGCCAAGACCCCCTACATGTCTTATTGGAACAAGACCACAAAGCAGTGGACTATTGTCAGCGTTCCTTGGTGGAGTCATGGTCAACCAGAGATCCTTTATGCGGCTGATGGTGTGTTCATCGCAAAGATTGTAGGACTAGCCAATATCATCGCGTCCTTTGACGGAATCACATGGCATAATGCAGGTTATTGCGCCGGAGCACAAAACGCCATGACCTGTGGGGCTTATGATATGGATCGTGGATCTGGCGTAGTTAGTTGGTGGTATTACAAGTCGCCGGTCTACTATAGCTTTGATTCCCTTGAGGAAAGAACTGCCTGGACATTGGTTGGATCCGATGGAACTTCAGTCCCAATCTTTAAATATTTGACTCGACACAAGGGATACTTTGTTGGTGTGGTTGGTGGAGATAAATCCATTGCAAGAGCCAGCACCTCATATCCTGGGAGCTGGTCAACAACGATAGCGGAGGATTTAAATGACACTAGGTACATGTTCATCCGATCGATAAACGGTGTCCTATTTGTGATGAAGTTTAATTACACCAATGTGGGCGGCACCTATACCTACTATGTGAAGTTATGCGTGATGAACGATGATGCTACAGAAATCATTGAAACCAATCTTACTTGGGTAGGGGATCTTGCGAATAACAATATCCCGAATCCAAGGAATATCATTTGGATGCCCGACTGGGGTAAGTTTGCGCTCTTAAAAGAAAGTAGCCTTTGTGTATCAGCTGATGGTCTTACTTGGGAATGTGTTCATCAGCCGGGATTCACCATAAGCCAGTATGACACTTTTGATGGTGCTATCTATATTCCTGGTGATGGGTTCTATGCCAAAGCAAGCGGCTATGTATATTACGCTCCGTATTAAACAAAACGATTAAGGATAATGATTAGGACGCTCTTAAATGGGCGTCTTTTTATATACAAACTTTTATGAAAGCGAGGAGAAGAACATGAGAGATATTTGGACCTTTCTTCAGATGGCTTTTGCAGCCATTGGTGGTTGGCTTGGTTGGTTTCTTGGAGGATACGATGGATTTTTATATGCCCTGATTGCCTTTGTGGTCATTGACTATCTGCTGGGAGTTATGTGTGCCATCTTGGAAAAACACCTATCCAGCGATGTAGGTGCTCGGGGCATTTTTAAGAAAGTGGTGATTTTTTCTCTGGTAGGGGTGGCCCATATCATTGATCAGAACATTATCGGAGATGGCAGTGCCATTAGAACCGCAGTGATTTTCTTTTATCTATCCAACGAAGGAATCAGCATCATTGAAAATTCAACAAGACTTGGGCTGCCAATTCCAGAGAAGCTAAGAGACATTTTGGAGCAGTTAAAAGACGGAGGGGATAAGGATGGCACTAAGTAATTTAAAGACAAAGTATATGACCAGAAATGATTGCTATACAGCCGGAAGAAAGATTACGCCCAAAGGCATCATGGTTCATTCCACTGCTACACCTGGTGTGATGGCTGCTGATTGGTTCAGCAGATGGAACAAATCCTACAAGGCTGGTGAAATCAACCGGCAGGTCTGTGTTCATGCCTTCCTGGATGATAAGGAGATCTGGCGGTATCTACCTTGGAATCATAGAGGTTGGCATGCCGGAGGAGATGCAAACAATACTCACATCGGTTTTGAGATCTGTGAACCGGGTGGGTTTTCTTATTCTGGTGGTTCTAATATGGTGGGCTATGATGTGAAAAAGAATGAAGCCTACTTTAGAAAAGCCTGGCAAAATGCAGTGAACCTTTGTGTATCCCTCTGCAGAGAGTACGGCCTGAGTGAAAAAGACATCATCAGCCATGCAGAAGGGAATAAAAAGGGGATTGCATCAAACCATTCCGATGTTGGCCATTGGTTTCCAAAGCATGGGGAGAATATGGATACTTTTAGGACAGCGGTAAAGAAGGCCCTGGCAATAACAGTTGAAAAGGCTCAAAGCTTTCAGGTTGGTGATGTGGTTGCAATTAAATCATCTGCTTCTAAGTATTATCCCGGTGGACCTACAATCCCAGCATGGGTCAAGGAGCTTCACCATAAGGTTACGCAGACGGATTTTAATAATAAGCCAGTAATTCATGCAGGAAAGATATGTGTCCTTCTTGGTAAACGGGTGGATAAGAAAACAAAGCAGGAATCAGCCGGCATTATGACATGGGTAAATGAAGATGAGCTGATTCTTGTGGATCGTATAAGGGGTGACATCGAGGAAGACACTCAACCTAAGAAATACTACAGAGTACAGGTTGGGGCTTTCAGCAATCGAGAGAATGCCGAGAACCTTATGAAAGAACTGACGAAAGCCGGCTTCAAGTGCTATGTGAAATACGAATAAAAATAAGGCTAATCAAACAAAATTTAATGTTTGGTTGGCCTTTATTTTTTGCTGGTTAGATGTTTGCTAAGACTGATTATTAATGGGGTGGAAACCCTTGTAATGCTTGACTTATAGGGGCTTTAGAGTGATATATAGACTACCCCAAATAGAAAGGAGGATGCAGCATGCGAGTTAGGGTAATCAAACCGATTGCGGCAAAAGAGAAGAAATTAAAAGTATGTGCATACGCTCGAGTTTCAACAGATAGTCTGAAGCAGGAAGACTCTTTAGAAAATCAGACATCTACCTATGAGCGTTTCATCACATCAAACCCTGCTTACGAATATGTAGGCATTTATGCTGATCAAGGCATCTCCGGTTACTCAGAGAATAGACCAGCATTTAAGTCTATGATTGAGAAAGCTAGAGCAGGAGAGATTGATCTCATCATTACAAAGTCGGTTTCAAGATTTGCACGAAACACCGTCACCGTTCTAAAAGTTGCTAGAGAACTTAAGGAACTGGGTGTCGGTATTTTTTTTGAAGAACAAAATATCAATACTTTATCAGGGGACGGTGAGATGATGCTTACTGTCCTCGCTTCTTTTGCCCAGGAAGAGTCTAGAAGTATGAGTGAAAACAACAAGTGGACAATGAAGAAGAAATTTGAACGGGGCGAGATCATGGTCAACACCAAGCGCTTCATGGGCTATGACAAAAACGAGTATGGTGAGCTGATTATCAACCCCGAGGAAGCAAAAATCGTACAGAGAATTTTTGACATGTACCTTCAGGGAATCGGGTCATTCAAAATAGCTGCAAAGCTAAATGAGGAAGGGATCCAGTCGATAACCGGAAAGAAGTGGCAGGATACCACAATCAGAGGGATGCTAAAGAATGAGAAGTACAAGGGTGATTGCCTTCTTCAGAAGTACTACACCCCAGAAAACATGAGAGGAAGAACCGTCAGGAACAACGGTGAGGTTCAAGCCTACTATATTGAAGAAAACCACCCAGCCATTGTAAGTATTGAGGACTGGGAGAAGGTTCAGGAACTTATGGAAAGGCGAAAGAGAAAAAGAAAAATAGGAACAGGTGGGGTAGAGAAGTACAAGAACAGATACCCATTGTCGGGGATGCTGATTTGCCCACACTGCGGAAAGACACTTAGACGGAAGCAGGTTTACAACAAGCGTATTGAGTGGTGGTGCTCCACCTACATTACTAAAGGAAAATCCACCTGCAAAGGGATAAAAATAGCTGATGAAATCGCATCAAAGAAAAACATTACAGAGCAAACAGTGATAGAGGAGGTTATGATCGATGGCGAGAAGCATTACAGTTATACCAGCAAGGCAGAATATGACAGGGGAATCAGAAACGAACCAGATACCCCAACTACAAAGAATGGCAGCGTATTGCCGCGTGTCAACAGACAACGAAGAACAGCTATTAAGCTATGAGAATCAGGTAAGATATTACACGGAATACATCAATAACAGCCCACTTTATACGATGGCTGGTATTTATGCCGATGAGGGGATTTCAGCCACCAATACAAAGAAGCGTGAGAACTTCAATCGGATGATAAAGGACTGCAGAGACGGAAAGATCGACATGATCATTACCAAATCCATCAGCCGCTTTGCAAGGAACACACTGGACTGCTTAAATTTTGTTAGAGAGCTAAAAGAGCTAGGTGTGGGGGTCATATTCGAGAAGGAGGCAATAAACACACTCGATGCCAAAGGGGAGGTCCTTCTCACCATCCTCTCATCCCTTGCCCAAGATGAAAGCAGGTCCATCAGTGAGAACTCCACCTGGGGTATTAGAAGACGCTTTGAGAACGGACAGTTCAAGATGAGCACAAAACGCTTCCTGGGCTATGATACGGACGAGAATGGCAAACTGGTCATCAATCGAGAACAGGCCAAAATTGTAGAGAGAATTTACGATGAATACCTTTCAGGCAAGACTGTAGACCACATCAAGCGAATACTTGAAAGGGAAGAAGTGAAGAACTGGAATGGCAAGGCCAAATGGCAAGCAACAACGATTCAAAGTATGCTGCAGAATGAAAAGTACAAGGGAGATGCCATACTGCAAAAGAGCTATACCGTTGATTTTCTTACGAAAAAGAGAGCAAAGAATGATGGTCATATCCAACAGTACCACATCGAAGAAAATCATGAAGCCATTATTGATCCATTGATTTGGGAAGCGGTCCAGCTGGAATACGATAGAAGAAGTAGCTACATCGAAGAACATGGAACCAACTCTTATTCACACAGGCCAGAAACAAACCCATTTGCAGGAAAGGTAGTCTGCGGCACTTGCAATCAAGCTTTCACGAGAAAAGGCTGGAAGTCTAAGAACAGTTATAGAAAAGTATGGCAATGCCAGGAACGATATAAGGTCAAAGGGGTACAGGGCTGCACCAACAGGCACATTGATGAAGTGATTTTGATTGATGCTTTCATCCTTTCCTGGAATGCGCTCCTTGATAACAGAGAAGAACTAAAAAAGAAATGGGAAACCACCGCAGAGTTTGGAAATCCACTGGAGCAATACAGAGCGGTCCAGTTTGCAGATATCACAGAAGATGCAAAAAACATAAAAGAAATTGATACGGACTTCATCTTAAGAACCTTGGATCACATCAAGGTCTATGAAACAGGGAGAATCATCATCTGCTTTATGGACGGAACGGAAATGGAGTGTAATGGTGAAGAATAAGGAATTAGTAGGCTGACTTGGATCAATGATCTGATTCGGCTTTTTTAAGTTAAACTGGGTTTAAATTGATAAATATTTGGAAATATCTTATAATTTACATTAAGAGTATATATGCAAATGACTAGCAGCCTCGAGTGCATATTCAGGGTTTTTTATTTTGTTGAAAAGTTGATTGAACAATCAACTTATGGAGGTGAAGGTATGTTATTCTTAATAATTGGATTAATGTCGGATGACCAAATAGATTTTGTTAATGAGCTTTTTTCAAAGATGAACACAAAAATGTATAACATATCCTTCAAGATATTAATGAATAAGTTTGATGCAGAAGAAGCTGTAGCACAAACATTTTTAAAGATAATTCATAATGTGGAAAACATTTCATCATTGCCATGTCCCCAAATAGAATCCTACTGCGTTGTAATATTGAAGAATGAAACAATGAATGTAATTAGAAAACGAAAGAGACTAATTCAAGTAGAAGACTTTGACTACTTTAATCGGGATAATAAGGAAAGCATTATTGAACAAGAACTTATTGAGACATTAAATAAGGAGATTTTAATATCCTGCATAAATAGACTTTCAGAAGATGAAAAATATTTTGTCCATTTAAGATATGTAAATGAAATGAAATTTAAAGACATATCAAAACTATTAGGGGTCACCGAAGAAGCAGCAAAGAAGAGAGGTCAGCGAATTTTAAAGAAGCTACATCAATATTGCAAAGAAGGTGATTTGGATGCTTCAAGATTATAAGGAAAGTGTGAGCGATTTATTTGAGAGATCCTTCCAGGAAGAAATACAAAATCTTTTAACAATAGATAAAGATAGACTCAAGTATCAGTCATTATCCGATGAAATGGTTAATGAACTTGCTGAAAGAATATCTGTATTACCATATGAGTACAGAAATATTCTCTATTCAAGGTACTGTTTTGAGGACACGCCATCAGTGACAGAGAAGATGCTAGGTATAGAAAGTGCTTTAGGCAAAGCAAGGTACGTACAAAAATTACTATCTATTGCTTTTGGGTTAACTGATTCATGGATTGATGATTTATCGATGAAAAAAGCAAGCCAAATAGCCCTTGAAAAAGATATAAGGGACTTTGATTCCAATGAGATAGAATATAAACCAAACTATTCAAAGGAATTCAGGAAAAAACTTAAGGAAATCAAAGTAAGTAGCAATAGTAATAAATTGTACTTAGTAATTGCAAAACGTGTAGCAATTTTAATTCTGATCTTTGGATTAAGCTTTTCTACAGTGTTAGCAGTCAATGCCGAAATTAGAGGTAAAGTAGTTGTTTGGATAATTGAAACCTTCCCCCAATTTACCATATTTACTTCTGAATATGAGGACACAGATAATAATCCAGTTGAACTGACATCAATACAAATTAGTTACATTCCAGAGGGTTTTTTACTGGTAGAAACGAACATTGGTAAAAAGATGTTAGTATATAACTACTTAAATTCAAATGAACAAAGGATAACTATATTGTTATCATATGGAGAAAGTAGATCATATTTGGATACGGAAGATGCAGTTATTGAAGAAATTGATTTTAAAGGATCGCAAGCATATATATGGCAGGTGGATGAAATCACTTACATGATATGGCATCAAAATGGAGTTAAATGTCAGGTTTCAGGGAATGTAGATAAAAGAGAAATAATCAAAATTGCAGAAAACATCTCATTAAAATAA